TCCCATTCCTTCCCCATAAAACCTTTTGATAATCTCTGAAAACTTCCATCTTTTCCATACTTAGCTTTAGCCGAATTTTCTTTGCCAAATCTTTTTACTATACTTGCGAGATTATAAGGCGGATCTGTAATAATTGTATCTATACTATTATCTTCAATCGTTTTCATTATTTTAAGGCAATCACCCTGTATTATTTTATTTACATATTTTTTCATTTTAATTCTCCTTTAAAAATTCCTCAATTACGTCAGCTATTTCCGAATAGAAAGATTGAACATATTTACCATTTTTAAAAAAACCGCCGTTTGGGTCATAGGCACTTCTTAATTCCTCTAATATAAAATACGGATCATTTGCTCTTCTGAAGATAGCAGAAATAAGGCGAGTTAAAACAATATATTCTGCTGCGTGTGTAAGGTCTTTGGAATTGATAAACATTTCAATCAGTCGTTTTTTACCTGCTTCCATAACATAACTAAGTGTAACATATATCTTAAATTTTACGAACGGGCTTTTAATTTTATAGACTTTGGCATTAACTACCTCTGGACGGTGTAATTTTAATATATTACCGTGTTTGCTTTCTAATTTTTGATTTTCGCTCATTTTTTTTTCTTATAATCATTTTCATAAAATCCACCACCCCTTAAATCAAATCCTACGCCTTCAAATATTTTAACCATACCTTGTCCACACTTTTTGCATTTAGGGGGTTTTTGGGTATATTTTGATAGTCATTGAGTATTCATCTTTAAAAGAATCAGTATAATTATCTTTCTCATTTTTATCAGTTAAATACATTTCAATAGATTCTCGTTGGAAACCCATAACAAACATTATATGGCTAAATAATACAACATGAGTAATTGTACCCCAATCACCTGTTGCTTCCGGGAATACAACATCAGCAGTGTTTGCTGTCGCCCTACTTGCTGCCTCATCCCAGCTATTACATATTACTCGCTCATAACCACCGCCTTCTGGCTCTGCTATCCCCGCTCCAGTATCTAACGGATCAGCTACTTCTTTTGCACTATATTCAGCTGGATATTCAAATGTTGCTTTGATTTTACTATTTTCAAATGTTATTTTGATTTTACTATTTTCAAATGTTATTTTGTGTTTCATAAAATTCTCCTTTGGATCTTTATTATCTTTATAAATACTATCGAGATAATATTCATCAAGTTTATCAAGTAAATCATCAATCGAATCATCATCTTTTACAGTTTTATCACATTGACATAAACCAATTCCTGTTGTTCTCCCATCATTCCAATATGGTTTCCCACATTTAGAACAGAAATTATCATTTTTCTTTATTGTTCTACTCATTATTTGCTCCTTAAATATTCTAAAATTTTAAATAATAAAGTTTTCTTTTTAAAAAATCGGCACGAAGTATATCGGAATGGGAATGTCTTATATCTATTTACTTTTCCTTCTATATATTTTCTTTTCTTACATGCAAACGTATACCAAGTAGCACCCGTATATAAATATCTACAATCTCTACAATTATTTTTTATTGACATTACTTTTCTCCTTATTTTTGTTACTTAAATTATTTTTAGTAACAATTATTGATGTTTTTGTTACCAATCTCATTTTTAGTGGTAATTATTGATGTTTTTGTTACCAATTTCATAGATCCTTTTCGATTTTATATATAGTTAATCTAACTTCGTCAATATCACCTTTTATTGATTTTATTCCACCAATTTCCATATGCTTGTAATCGTCTTTTTCAAAAATAATATCTTCGATCATTTTTAGCATTGCGACACAGTTCGAAGCATCAAGCGGGTTTTTTTCAAAGGTGAACAACCAATCTACAATAAACTTTCCTGTCAAGATTTCCCTGCATTGTGATTTGATGATTAATTTGTATATGTCTTTTGTCTTTTTCCGTTTGCTCCAGTGCGTTCCAGCATACCAATCGTTCAATGATTTTTTTGTTAAGTCTTTAAAAGTCAGTTTTAGTGGTTTTTTATGTGTCATAATTAATTTTTAAGCATTCTAAATAATGCAATTATAAAGCCAATTGCAAAGTTTTCTTTGTCTTTTTTTGGCGGGTAAGTAGTTCTTTTGGCAACGCCAACTCTTGATCCATCCGTAATTATAGTATATTTTCCGTCTGAAGCATATCTTATTTCTTTTGGATTAATATTTTCTAATACAGTTATTTGGTCTAAAATAATTTTTCTTTTCTTTTCTGATATTTTGGCTTTATTTACAAAATATGTTATTTGGTTGGTTGCTACTTTTGAAAATATCATTGTTTTGTTTCCTTTTTTATTTTTTACCAAATAAAGTAATACCGAAATAATCTGTAATATTCTTGCGAAGATAATTTTTGGCTGTTGTGGTTATTCTTGGATTGCTACTGTTTTTTATTTCCCAATTTTGCTTATCAATTTTTCCAATATCAATATCGTGAATACTTAAACTACAACTATTTTTTGGAAATATTTTTTTAATTTTATTGAACAAATCAACTACTTCATTTACTTTATCATTTTCTGTTTTCATCATTTTCTCCTTTTTATTTTTTTCTATTTATAAGTTTTATTTTACCTTTTCGTATTTCGGTTTTTCGGCTTTCATATTCCTCTCCATATTCTCCATTTATAGGAATGAATTTCCCTTTTTTGTCAGTAATATAGGCTTCGTATTCTCCAGTTTTTTCATTTACCCATCTACAATACTTAATCTCTTCTCCAGTTTCTAAATTAATTACTTTCCACTTATATTTTTCCCAATTAGAATAATCCCATTGATCCCAATATGGGGGTGATGTTAAAATCATCTCATTCCTTTTTTGAATATTTTCATTATCTTCTTTAATATAATCAATTATATTTTTTTTCATTTTATTTTTCTTCTTTTCCATACTTGATAAATAATATGAATAACGAAAGCCCAGCAAAGTATTCCAATTAAACAATCACTCATTATTTTCTCCTCTTTTACTCATTTTTGATCTCTAAATATTCGCATATTACAGATATTGCCTCATCTGCCCTGTAACAAATAACAGCCTTATATCCAAGCTCATTATACATATCGATATATTTAGTCTGAATTTCTGTAGGTTTGTTTTTCGCAATTTTTAATTCAATTCTTAATCCATAATAAAATCCCATTGGCACATCAAGATATATATCAGGAATGCCTGCTTTTACTCCTTGCCTTTTTAATCTAACTGCCTCACGGACGTTCCGATTGCCCCCATTTGGGACGTGAAAAAGCATCATAAGTAACTTGTGTTCACGCTGCTTCCATGCTGCCCATTCAAATACTTTTGCTTGCTCATCATCCTCTATATGTTTTCGCATTTTATCCCCTTTTTTGATGTTATTATTTTAATTTTATCCCGTTTCCGCCGTTTTCGCCGTTATTTGTTTTTTGAAAATAAAGATATTCATATTTTCATTTTACCTTGTTTTTGAATAAATTTTTTCTAATTTTCCTGACCAACCCTCACTGTGTAATTTTAATCTTGCAACTAACATTCCAACATCACTTTCGCCACCGATCCCAGCTCGGTGCTCAAAATAGTTCGTGTTTCCCTCAACATAAGTTCGTAGAAAACAACCTGAAACTCCCCAAAGTCTTGGTTTGCGTTGTAGAAGTCCCGAGCTTGTAACTGTTGTGATTTCTTTTTTATCCTCAACCAGTTTGTGAATATGTCCCATAACATTTATATCTGCGTAAGTGTATTTGAAAACTTTATGCACCAGATTTGTTGGATAACCTTCAAGATACCCACCGCCACCAGTCCCGTGATTCAATGAGAATTTTATTGTGTAGTTTACTTTATTAGTTCCCTTTCTATTCTTAATTCCTAATACATAAAATCCTACATAGCCTAATTTTTGTGGTTTTGACTTGAACATATTTTGGAAGATGTCGTATATGTCTGAAGTGTTGTATTTAATATAAGCCTCTTCGTGATTTCCAACTAAAAGAGCAAGGCATTTTTCATCAATTGGTTCTAACATTTGGTAAATCTCTTGCATTTGTTTTCGTGGTAAATCTTTTAAGTCTCTAATTTTAAAGTTTTTAGCAATAGTAATTGGGTCAAAGCGTTTATCACCGAGATATGTAATTGCTTCTATATAATCTCCCATCCCGAACCAATAACCATTAGGGTCGTTTTTAACAATTTCTACCGATTCTTTAAGTGATTTTTCATCAAAGTTGCAATTACCGAGATGCATGTCACCCAGAAAGTATATGTTCAGTTCTTTTTGTTTTGTTTCTAAAATTCGTTTACCTATTTCCATTTAAACTCCTTTTTATTTCTATTAATCTATCATACTCGTTTATTCCACGTGACAATTGCTTCGGTTTTGTAATGCCACCAACAGGTCTGGCAACCACATTTTACACACCTGATACGAAACCCATTATTTTGTTTTGCAACTTTAGGTGGGTATCGATTTGAATAAACTTGTCCAACAAACACGGTTGAATCTTCTTGCATCTCCGGATCGCTATTACAAAACGGACATTGTAGTATGTTACTCATTTAATTCTCCTTATTTACTCCATACATATTTTTATAAAGCCCCAATTCGTCATTCTCCAACGAGATTTTCGGAAATGCTTTAGCTAATTTGGGTATTGTATCTAAAACATCTTTTGCATAAAATATACTATTATCTCCACTGCTCATCACAACCCAACTTTCATAAGCGGCAAATACCTTTTTTAGTGCTTCTTTTTGGATTTTTTTCATATTGTCCTCCTCATTTTATAACCGAAAAATATTTAAATAATATCTTGTTACAACAAAAATATATTCGTATTATTTTATGTTTGAATACTTTTTTTAATATTTCTTTTTGAATGTCCAACATCGGACACTTATTGCTATTTAGTGTCCATAGATAGTATTTTAATAATTTAGTAAATTCTTTAAATTTTTTCATTTAATTCTCCTTATTTCATTCCCATTTTGTTTTTTAAATCTTCTAAATTCCAAAAATCGCTCATATCATCCATTATATCAATTTCGCATTTGTGAAATATAATCTCATCAAATTTGTAATTTTTATGTAAATATTTCTCCAACCCGCCCTTCGCAAAATATTCGTTTTTTTTATTTTTTACCCTCATTTGCTGGGAAATAAGAAATATGCCTTTTTCTCGCAGAGAATATGTAATTAAATAATTCAATTTTTTTCTTCTTTTTATTTTATTCTTCTGTCTTTTCCAGTTATGCAAAATTTGTTATCGCTAACAATTCCAGCTATTCTTGAAACGATCCTTGCATCGTAAGGTAGTTTTCCAATTGAAATATTTGAAGTAAATCCGGTATATAAATCATTGGAATATCTAAATTCAACCAATCGTATTAAAAAATCATCAGAATAATCACTACGCTTCTCAGAACCCAAGTCATCTAAAATTAAATATTTTGTTTTTATTATAGCTTCTTCTTTTTCTGTTCGTGATTTTTCTATTCCGTTGAAAGATTCAAATTGTGTATTTCTTAATTCATCACAAAGTGTAGCAAAATTATAGAATACTATCCAATCATAATTCTTAAAAATAAACTTCGCCTCGTTTTCTATTTTTTTTTCTTCAATTTTTCTGTTAGTTTCTAAATAATAAGCGTATGCATTATGCGTTTTACCTGTTCCGACTTTGCCAGATAAATACCAACTCTCATTAAAATCTAACTTAATTAAAGTATCCAATTTTGCATTTTCGTAAATATTCATCTCATCCTCCTTTTTATCTTTTATAAATCTTTGTATTGACTTTTATCAGTAACAATATTTCTTGTGCTACCAAGACCCTTAAATTGTTTTTTAATAATCTCGTCTTCCCAAGCTTTGTTTCGTAAGAATACATCAGGATTTTTTCTATATGATTTGTCTGGTTGAGATAATTTATATTCAGGTATATAATCAATTATTAATTTTCTATCTTTATTTGATAATTTATTCCATAATGGTTTTGTTTTTAACTTGGAAACTTTTTTATCGTATTCTTCCCAAAATTTTTCAAACTTAATTACATTTACATTTTCATTTACATTTTCATTATCACTTTCATATTCATATTCATCTTCATCTTCAGGGATTTGTTTATACTTTTGTTTAGGGGTTTGTTTATACAAATTAGGATTTCCACCACCCTTTTTCCCAGCTATTGATCGTGCTATACTTGTTTCCCCGTCCTTAAGCATACGTTTTTGATATAATTCATTATTTTCAATCATTAAAACTTCATTATCAATAAGTTCACTCAAAGCATTTTCCATATCATTCATTTGACAAGGTATCTGCTTAACTAATATAAGAGCAAAATCTTTGATTATGCTTTCGGTTTGTTTAGAGTTTAGTTTATACAAAACAGAACCATATTTCTTTTGTTTATGTAATATGCAAAGTATTTTTATATAGATTCCTTGCGTTTGCCACGAACACATATTTAACTTTTCATCAGTCAAATAATCCTGAATGTATAAAGGTAAATACGGTTGATCTCTAAGAGCCATTCTTACACCTCAAAAATAAAAGCGAATCAAACGAAAGTAGAGCATCACTTCTTCTTCCATTCAATTCGCTTATTTTATTAACTGTCATTTTTAATGCTCCTTTTAAATACATACATAATATAGTGATTATATTTACCAAAAGCAAGGAAAATCGTATAATAATTTTTTTAATCATCTTTACCATCTTTACATTTTGGACACACCCGATGATGCTGGTACTTTGGAAACCAGCTTGGTAAATAATCCAATTCATTTTTGTGCGTTGGTGAATATACAATTTGGAACACCCTTTTACATTTTTTACAGTAATAGAGTGTATGCGTTTTGTATGTCCCATTTTTTTTATCTCGTTCTCGTCTGTTTTTTGAGTTTTTCTTTTTTGTGTCGTGAAAATTTTCATTATATCTATAAAAATATTCTTTAATCATTTACATATACTCATTTATGAATTCTTCCAATTCTGTTTTGTTTATACCCTTAAGAAAGTATCTAATAATAACATCTCTACTCCCATCACGAAATTCCGTAAACTCTACTTCATCCATGTTTGCAAAGCTGATAGAGTTTGGAATATAGGTTATCTTTCCACCAAGTGTTCTATGTTCTGTTTTATGTCCTGTTTGAAATTTCAACTCGTCTAATATAGCTTCTACTGTTGGATACTGTTTTTCTATATCTTCTGGTAAGTTGTAGAGTACAGCTCTTAACATAGCCATAAATCTGTTGTGTATTCTCGGACAGCGTATTTTTGTAACTTTAATTTCGTAATTTACATTTTCTTTTAATCGTTCTATCTTTTCCATATCGCTTTTAGCAAATGGTGTTAATGATGATCCCTGTCTTTGTATTGTAATCATTATTTATCCAAATATTTTATTAAAAAATTTAAACCGTCTTTCCATATATTACAATATTTCTTTTCAAATGATTCAGAACCTATAGTGTGTAATTCGGTGTGATGCTCACGGCAGAGCGGTAGAAGTTTCCAGTGCTCCAGTAGAGGCTTCTTCCTATCACGCCCCATACCTAAAGGGGTAAGGTGATGAGGATCGGATTTTCTACCGCAAACAGCACAACCAAATTCTTGTTTTCTAAACCAATTAAGATAATCCAAACTGTTCAGAATGGTAAGTCATCGTCTATTGGTTCAAGTTCTTCTACTTTTTCTACCAATTCATCAGCATCATCTTTTTTAAAGTATTTTTGTAAAACAATATCTAATTCATCTGCTCTTGTAGATGTCTCTGGCGTTGTCTTGATTGTCTTAAATGTGGGTACATAAAAAGTTATACTTCCGTTTTGTGTTTTCTCAGATTTAGATATTTGTATAGCATTAGCGTAGATATTACCGACATATTGAGTATATTCAATAAATGGTGATAGCGAAGCTCCGTGAAATTGGAAATTAACAATCTCAAAATCATCGTCTTTTTTCATCATAGCATATACTGAGTTAGTAAACTTCCCACCTATTTCTTTGATTTGTGTTTTAATGTCTTGATAAAATCCACTTGCTAATTCGCCACCACCATTTAATTTAACCACTAACCTTTCGTTGGCGAGGTTATGAACTTCATTACTGTAAATACCTTTCTTTTCTGCTTGGTGGTATCCAGTAATCTTAGATAGAACGTCTAATGGTAAAAATGTAATTGGATATTCTAATTCTACTTTTTCTTTTAAATTCTTATCCCAATAATAAAACTTACCTGATGTGCCAGACAAACTTATAAATTTGTTTGCTGGATTTGATGTTGTTTTTGTGTCTTGTGTTCTACTCATTTTACACCTCAAATATTGTTTCTAATTCTGTTCTCATATTTTCAATTAATTGTCTAACTTCTGTCGGTGTTCTAAAATTTCCGATTAATGTATCTCGTTGAAAAAAATTTGTCAAACTAAAACCCAATTTTTTTTCAACACGATCATAACAGATAGAATATTTATTCTCATTTGTGTTGTCCCAATCAGGTTTAAAAATACCAAAAGTATCTTTGATATAATCGTGGACTTTTGTAAGTGCCTCTAATTTGTTAAGATATGTCCAAGCCTCGTTTCCAGTTCTAAAAAAGTTATTCAACAAAATCAGTGTTTTATCATAACGACTATTAGAATAATTAAGTGTTCTAACCCAGCCATCTTCATTAATATACCAATAAATCTCTCCCACTTTTATTTCTTCATTTGATTTTTTTTTGTGTAATTCTTCCAAAAATTTCTTTGCCGTTTCATCAGAAATTGAATCTAATAATTCCTCTTTTATTTCTTTATTTGATTTTTCTTTGTGTAATTCTCCCAAAAGTTTGTTTGCTGTTTCATCAGAAATTAAATAAAATAATCTCTTTTTTGCGTTGTTCATAATTCTCCTTATTTTAAATTCATTTTTAAATATCCACCATTAGATATTTGTTCTGCTCATTTTATCTCCTTCTTTAATGATATTGGATATTCTAACACCTTAGGCTTGTCATTTTTGTGTGTTTCTTGATAAATAGCTTGTGTGTTTTTAAATATCTCAATATTATGTGGTATATTTTTTACTTCTTTTATTCTGTATCCTTTTTTGTTTGGTTTCTTTCGTGGTATCCATACAAGATATGCTTTTGGATAGTAATCTAAGTTGTATTGCTCTTTAACCATATACGAATATACTGATTGTTGAATAATTGCTGTATCGTGAATGTAGTTTCCTGATTTCCAATCGTAGATAATTAGTTTATCATCTTCCTTAGAAAGTAAATCAATTGTCCCTGCTACATCTAATGAGGGCGAATACATTTTTTTTTCTACATCTGTTTCATTATAATTAAAGTTGGTTGTTTTCCACCATTTATACCATAACATAAACCGTTCCCATACTTCCATATTGTAATCATCCCAAAAGACTTCGTTGTGTAATAAGAACTGTTCAATAGTATCGTGAAAAGCAGAGCCAAATTCTTTTGCTTGGTCAACTATTATTTTACTATTTAATCCTACAGTTTTCAACCACTGATCATATCCGTATCCTTTAGGATATTCCTGTAGAACCGTAGTAACACTCTTAGCATATTTGTCTAACTTTTTTAAATAATACCACCTATCATCAAAAATGGTGATTATTTGTTTATTAGCATCTACCTCAAAGTGTTTGGTGTATTTTTGTTCTTTTGCTTTCATCTTGTTCCCCTTTCAGGTATTAATTTACCTATTTCTCTTCTTTTACCTTTTTTACTCTCGCCTGTTCCCACCACATCTTTTAAGCGGTTAAACAGAGTGTTCATTAGTTGAGTTTTATCTCTAACGCTTTCTTCATTTAAGTCCACTTTAGCTAATGAGTTTATTAAATCCACTATTAGATTAGTCATTTTTAATTGGACAAATTCACCCAACTCTTTATTGACTATTTTAACACCCTCTATTATCTTTGCTCTATTAATCCACCATTTACGTAATTCAGCTTCTGAAACATCCAACATTTGAGAAACCTTTTTATACTCTGGAATAAGATTATCCTCATCACTTATACGTGCATTCATTTCCATTATCTTAATAGCGATAAATTGGTTTTCTATGTTTCCACTATCTTGTTGAAAGTTTTTAAGTATATTAATTGAGAACTCTTCATCTTTAGCAGGATTGGTTATTTTGTTCTCTGGAATACTTATAGGGCGACCAGGCGGTTTTCTAATAAATTCTTTTTCTTTCATACTTTAAATTCTATTTGTTTAGCTAATCTTTCTAAATAATCAAATACTGCTCTTGAATTGCCGTGTCTATTTACAATCTGATTTACAGTTTGTAAAGTAACACCTAAATTGTCTGCAACTTCCTGTTGCGTTGTCTCAGCACTATCAAGTAAAAACTTCAATACTGCCTTATCTCTCCTATCATCACCCGACAATAACCAAGATTTTTTCCTAAAGTTTCCAAATTCTTTCATAATTTCTCCTATTTTATGTTATGTTTCTCTTTCAATGTTACTATAACATACGAATAATTTATTAAAAAAGCAAGCTTTTTCTCATTTTTTTATTGACTTATAGCTGAAATTGTAGTATTCTATAATAATAGTGGAGGTGGATTATTTTACAACCGTATCCAGGCAAACAAACAGAGGCAGGGATAAGTATAGCAGACAATCTTTTATTCGGTGGGAATAGAGGACCAGGCAAATCATTTACAGTTGCTTGGGCTGCAGCATACAAAACGAGAAAGTGGCATTACGAAGTAAGCGGGAAAGTCGCAACAAAAAAACAATATGATAAAGCTCAGCCTAAAAATAGGCAAGCTATTGTAGATAAAGTAAGTATTGATTATCCAGAGTATATTGGATTATTAATGCGTAGAACATACCCTCAGTTGTTAAGGAATTTAAAACCAGATTGTGATAGATTATATAGTGCAGAAGGAGCAGTATGGAAAGAGAAGAAAAAATATTATGAATTTCCAAGTGGAGCAAAGATATTTTTAGTGCATTGTATTAGCGAAAGATCATTAAACGATTATATTGGTGGTAACTATCATTTTATTGGAATAGATGAGAGTAATCAATTTCCTGAAATGTGGGTAACAAAGCTAAGAGGTTCATTAAGAACAAAAAATAAAGAGATAAAACCACAATTATTTATGGCAACAAATCCAGGAAATATAGGACACGCTTGGCACAAAGAACAGTTTGTAGATAGATGTAAACCAATACCAGCAGGAAAAGTATATAATAAAGAATTTGACATTGTATATACAGAATATAGAAGTAATAAACCTTATATTGATGAAGAGGGAAATAGTTTTCAGTATATTCCAGCATCGGTATTTGACAATCCAGAAATCATTAATAACGATAAAAAATATGTATTAAAATTAAAAGCTTTACCAGAGACATTAAGACGTATGTGGCTTGAAGGCGATTGGAATGCAGTAGCAGGTATGTTTTTTGAAAATTGGAATATATTACATCACATTATTGATGAAAAAGATTTTGTTTATGGTAAGGACTTCTCAAAAGATACACACGAACTTTATAGAGCTTATGATTATGGTTTAAAAGAACCTTTTGTATGTTTATTTATAGCAAAAGATAGCAAAGGGAGGTCGGTAGTTTTTGATGAAATAATCAGAACAGAATTAGTTGCATCAGCACAAGCAAAGTTAGTTAACAAGGTAGCAAAAGAGAAGTATGGGTTAGAGCCATCGGATTTTACAGATGAGATTGCAGATCCTGCTTATTGGACAAGACATACAGAAAAAGATGGTGAACCTTACAGTTATGCAGGTTTTTATTCTGATAACGGAATTCATATGACAAGAGCAATTAACGATAGACGAAGTGGTGCTGCTGTTGTATATGCTGCATTAGAAAATGAAATTGATGGAATAAGAATGTTACGATTTCGTAGTAATTGTGAAGAGACAACAGAATCTTTTCCATTATTAGCATCAGAGGATAACGATGCAGAATTAGTAGAAACACATGGGAACGATCACGCATTTGATGCCGTTAGATATTACAGTATAACAGTTACACCAATACCAGGTGCATTTGAAATCAAACCTAAAAGAGATTGGAGAGAGGAATGGGCTAATGAAGAAACTTACGAAGATGGAAATATGTGGGGGGCTTTATGAGAGGCGATAAGATAAGGACAATATATAATTACGCAGTTGATGCGTATGCAGATGCAATAGAATATAGTCAACGAGCTGTAAACTTTGTTAATAATGAACAATGGAGTTCAAGAGAAAAAACGTTAGCAAGAAAGCACAACAAACCTCTTTTAACATATAACATATTAGCAAATATTATATCAATTATAACTGGAAATGAGCAGTTAAATCGAAAACGAGCAAAAGTAAAAGCTGGAGCTTCTGACAAGGTGAGTTATGAGATGGCTGCAATTATACAAGGTCGGTGGAATTTACTTAATGACGAGCAGAACATAGAAGAAAAATTACAAACAGTATTTCAGGATGGATTGATTAGTCGTAAAGGCGGTTGGTTAGAAAGACGTATAGAGCTAAATGATGATGGTTATCTTGATTATAATTATCAAGTTGCAAATAATATGCGTATATATCCTGATCCAGAATGGCGAGTTGCAGATACAGAAATGAAACATTGCCGATGGATAATTAAAGAATCTTATGAAACATTAGATTATATAAAAGATTATTATGGTGTGAATATATCCGAAGATGATAGAAATTGGTGGACTAATCTTAACGATGCTATTAAGAGATTTAAAGATAGAGATTATACAGCCAGTTCTGGAGTAACTTTTGATAAACAAAACGATAGGTATCAATTAATAGAATTAGAAGAACGAACTGTAGAAAAAGTTTATATTTGTACTGACGGAAATGCAGTAATGGACATATTGCCAGAAGATTTTAAAAAGTTTAAGGAAAAGCATCCAGATTTACAAGTGCTTCAAAAAAGAGAAAAAGACAGGATTCACATTACAACAATAGTTCCCGCATTTAGGAATTTAGAAATATATGATAAAGACAGTTATTTACGCACACCAAATTTTAGTGTATTTCCATTCTTTTCATACAAATACAATATGCAAGCAACGGAAGTAGCCTCGTTAGTTGATATACTTATTGACATTCAAAAAGACGTTAATAAAGGCAAAAGCCAAATGCGAGATTATGCAACGCAAAATTTAAGTGGAGTTACTTATACAGATAAACGTGAAGCTCAAGCAAATCAAATATTAAAGAAAAGAGGGAATGAACCAGGTCTTGTTGTAGAGCTTAATAATTTAGACAAGCATTTACCCAGAACAACACCTCCACAACAAATGTCACCAGATGTAATGACCAACCCACAAGACAGTCTAATGTATGCAGATAGAATATCAACAATAAACGCAGCAATGCGTGGGCAAAGTGAACGAAGTGGTGAGAGTGGTAAATTATTCGATAGTAAAGTAGAACGATCTTCAGCTGCAATTAACCCATTTTTAAAAGGATTAAGTGCAACACGTAAATGTGTATTTAAAGATTATGTAGATAATTTCCCATTAGTATATTCAGAAGCTAACCGAATGACAAGACTTAGCGGAGCAGATAATCAAGATGTAGTATTGAATCTAACTTATGGAAATGAAGTTTTAAACAGTGTAGATAATTTATCCCTGTATGTTGAACTTGATGAAGGTGAAGACAACATAACAGCTAAAGAAGAAAACTTTGAGAAACAATTAGCATTAACAAATATAATAACTTCAATTGATCCTGCTTATGTAGATGTACGGTTCTTAGTTGAGAGTGCACCAATACAACAAAAGGAAAAATGGATAGAATATATTGATAACGTAAGAGAAGCACAACAACAAGCACAATCAAAAGAAGATAAGAATACAGATCAACAAACAGATATAGAAAAAACCAATAAATTATTGGAGAATAGGAAAATAGAAAAAGAAATAAACAAGCCTGATGAGCAGGCGGGGAGTAAACAAAATGGAAAAAAATGAAGAAACCGTAGAAGACGAAGGAAGAATCGTTGAAGAAAACGGTGAAATAATGGTTAGGGAAGAAGAAAAATCAGCAGAAGAACCCGAATTAGACCCGAAAGGACAATCTGAGGAAGATAATTTAGAAACTGAGGAAACGGAAGAACCTAACAACAGTCCTGGTGAAGAGTCGGACAATTCTGAAGCAAAAGCTAAAGAACCTGCAGAGTCAGAGGGCGAGCCTACTAAGTTTAAAGGTAAATCTCGGGATGATTTAGTTGCTATGGTAGAATCGGGCACACAATCAATTTCAAAGTTAAGCGATGAAAATAAAAACTATCGCAGTAAATTGAAAGATATAGATGTTGACCCGCAGGAAGTGAAAAAGAAATTGTCAGCAGATGATTTTCGTGGTCAGTTTCAAAAGGAAAAGAATAAGTTAAATTATTTAGACCCTGATATTGAGACTGCAGATTACGGAAAACAGCAGACAATTGTAAATCAATTAGAATCCGATTGGCTTGAAAAAAGACAAGACGAAATACTGGATAGAAAGTTGAACGACAACGAAAACACAGTATTTATAGAGAAACAGAAGAAAAAGTTTCAAGACGATGGAATAGAAGTTGAAAACTTTAATGAACTTACTGACCAAGCAAAAGAGTATGCGGTAAATGGTAGATTAAATGAAGGAAGTTATCAAAAAGCACTAATTGACAAATACGGATTTGAAAAAGTTTCAAGTTTTTATAATATAAAAGCTGAAAGCAAAGTCCGTAGCGACATTAAGAAAGCCACCACTAATCAAGACAAACGAATAAATGTCAATGAGAGTGGTAGAGGTGTTCGTAGTAAATTATTAAACATTGATAAAATGTCCCCAAGAGATCGAGCTAATTTATTAGAATCATTAAATCCTGCCGAATTACAAAAACTTGTAGATTTAAGAGAGGAAAAAGGAATAATGTAATAAAGAGGAAAATAAAATGGGAACATCAGTAACACAATTATCATACAGTGGAACTACTCCAGGATACGCTAATGATTATCTAAGTAATATAGCGATTCTTGCAGAGCAAATACAGAAAGAAGCATGGTATGATACACATTGGGCTGCGTTAGCAGGATTTACAAATGTGGCAAGAGCAGATAAAGATTTGTACTCACCGTACAATTATAAAATATCTGGGAAACCAATTGAAATTCTAAAAAACTTTAGTCCACAAGGTGGTTCAGACCACATTTTGATGCCTTTTGGCAGGCGACCAACAATCAATCCTGTCTTTGGTAACGAAATAGTAAAAGGAACAGGAAACGAAGCAAGTAAATATTGGTTAAGAGCATTTGTAAATGTAGTTAGAGGTGCAGTAAAACCTAAATCAGGTTTACTCTCTGAA